AAATATCTGGGATCACCGTCCCGTTTGCCGAAAATTTTAGAACAACAGGTCTGACACTTTAGCACGTTAAAGTGTTAAACTTCACCGCGTTAAAGTGGTAACGTGTGAAAGCGTTGAAGCATCCAGGGGTTATCCAGGTATCATCCGGCTATAATTGTTAACAAACTATGAACTATAAAAGATCAATAATTTTTCTGATAAGAGGTTAAATTACATCATTGTTTATATTCTGATATTTGCTATAATATAATCAGAAAGAGAAAAGAAAACAAAGACGTCAAGGAAAGACTTGAAGGAAGGAATAATAATGAAAGTATTGGTAGCATGTGAAGAATCACAGAGAGTAACAATTGAGTTGCGAAAGTTGGGGAATGAAGCTTATTCTTGCGATTTACTTGACTGTTCTGGTAATCATCCGGAGTGGCACATCAAGAAAGACGTTACTTTATTATTGAATGGAAATTGCATTTTTAGCACTGTTGATGGAGTAGAGCATGAAATTTCTGGTAAGTGGGATATGATCATCGCATTTCCCCCATGTACATATTTGACTGTGACGGGCAACAGATGGTTTAATTATGAAAAGTATGGAGATAAAGCAATTCAAAGAATGCTAGATAGAAATGACGCAATCAAGTTTTTTATGACAATTGCAAATGCTGATTGTGATAAAATAGCAATTGAAAATCCTGTTGGTGTAATGAGTACAAAATGGAGAAAACCAGATCAAATTATTGAGCCTTTTGAATATGGTGATGCATACGAAAAACGTACGTGTTTGTGGTTAAAAGGTTTACCAAAGCTTGTACCAACAAAAATTGTAGAGATTCCAGATAGAATAAAATTTAAGTCTGGAAAAACGATGGCAAAATGGTATGTTGAAGCCGGGAATCTTACAAAAGAACAACGTGCTTTAGTAAGATCAAAGACTTTTCCTGGAATAGCAAAAGCTATGGCGGACCAGTGGGGAAATGATTGCAGTAATTTAAAGAAGGTGTCAAAAAATTCTTTATATGGCATGTTTGGCGGTTTCCCGACAATCACAGAAATGTACAATAACAAGTGTTTTTGTTGTCCGGCTGATAGACAAGGAAATCGGTGTGGCGGTGAACAATGGTGCAAGGAAACATGGAAACGATATGAAGCAATTACCAATCCAGAATGGCATCACATTAGCCTTGCAACCCTTACAAATATCGACTTTGACATGTTAGATAAAAAGAGACAGGTATATCTTAAAGCGCACAGCGAACTAAAGCGAACGCTAGCAGACTTAAGTAAATGTAAAACAGGGCATACATACGAAGCTAGAGCACGTAAATTCATGCGTGATATGATATCGCAATATTATGATAATGAAATATCTTATGCAATGCGCAAATACTTAGATTTGCAATTATCAATGTCAAATGTTGTCAATGGTGTATGGAGTTCATACGTTGAACCTGCAACAGGTTTACATGAATCACGTAGATACAGTAGACCAACGTTAACATACTAAAATAATATTATAGCTGTCCTATCGGTATAACGGGGAGAATGGAGTAAATATGAATCTTTATGGAATTTATAAGCGCAACACAATCGACAATGTACCAGAAATGAACGCATTACTTGACGATACAATTGACTACTGTCACAGACGCGGTTTACACTATGTCACATGTGCAGACGTTCCAGGCTATATGAATGAAGGTTGTTCAACCGTACATGCATATAACGGAAAGTATGGAAAAGGCGTAGTTCGCACAAGACCATGTTTTTATAGAGGTAAAAGATCAACAAATTATATGACAATTGAATACTGGGTGACTCGTGACGATATCCACAAGAGATTAACAGGAGAAAGTGAGGTATAAAATGACACAAAAATTTAAGTATTATGTAACACTTGCATATCTTGACACATCCGAGGATGATGTAAAATTTGAATACATTGAAAATCAAGCTTACAACGCTAAAGACGCTGTAGCGTTGGCAAAAAGCTATATGTCACAATTTGGCAATGTGCAAGGATTGACCGTAATTGAAGTATCACGCGAATAGAAAGTGAGGATTGACCATGGATGCATTAACCACAAAACAGAAAAACCAGATGTATGATGAAATTGCAGACTTAGTCTTGAGATACGGAAGTAACTTGACAGCAAAACGCATGATTAAGGCTTTTTTTAATAAAGTAAAAGCCGTTAGAAACGCACGTGAATTTTCTGCTATGGAAATTACGTTAGTAGCACTCAAATACCTGTTAGAAATCACCTTCCCAACCAAATAACAAACATAAAGCCGCCAATAATGGTGGCTTTATAGTTATTTATGACTGTAATAAATAGTGAATACGGCGCTTGGAATATAATGAGGTGCAACTTTAAAAGGTAATGGAATACGAATGATACTATCACAAGATAAATCAAATCCGACATTTTTTCGATATGTAACAGGTAAAGTGACGGAGATTGTCGGATAATTTCCGAGATCTAGTTCTGCTAATGCAACTGCTGATAAAACATCGACATTTTCAATATCATTTAAAATTCGTACACCAGCCTGTGTAAAATCAAGTTCAATACATGATAGATCGTTTAACGCCGTAATTTTGAAATGCTCCTCTAATGTCGCAACGTTGTTAATCGTGTTTTTCGCAGTTGAAATCTTGGTTTCTCTAAGTACAACACTTTCAATGTGTGTTCCCCAACTATCCACATACTCGAACGCATTAACAACTTCATCCTTCAGCTTTCTAACACCTCTCCAGAACGCAAGATTAGAAAACCGTTCTGGTAGATTCTTCATAGGTTCCAAATATTTCAATAAATCCATATATAATGCCTCTCTTTCTAATTAACCATTCTCGGCGATACAATAAATATATAAATCCCAAGCTGTTGCAATTGATACATCTTCTGCATTTGGGACAGCCGCTAAGGTAATGCTTTGTGGCACAATTGCAAGTTTTGCATTAGTTCCAGTTTTTGGAATTTGTAAACGTACATCGGCTTGTACAGCAAAACTTGTATATGCCCACTTATTATCAATTTTAACAATGGTACTGTCTTTAGTTAAAAAAGGAATGTAACTTGTCATAAGCTTAACTTCATCCATCGTGTACCCAAACTCTTGTGTTAATGTAAGGTTGAAAAAACCATTAGCGGGATATAAAGCATCAGCCTTGAAATTTGGTGCAACGGCATTTATTTGTGGAATGGTTGGTTTAGAAGTCCAGACGCTTTTACGTACCGCAATGAATGGTAACTTTACAAGAGCAACAGGTTGACCTAAATAGCCTATTTGAATAGTTCGCTTCGGTTTTGTCACTGTGTCATGCCATTTTAAATTGTTGGATAATTCCCAGTTTGATTTACTGTCATCGCTTGCGAAGTCAATAACATTTGTGCAAAACCAGTCCCACCATGCACCCCAAACGGTCGCCCAGACTGAATCATTGTCGGTTAAATCAAGAATTGTCTGCGGTGGAATGATGTTAAGATTCTTCAACAAATCTTCCAACTTTTTCACCCTAGCTTCTAACGCTGACATGTCAGCTTGAATTTGAGTAATTGAATTGTTTATATTTTCAATTGATTGCTTAATATTGTTAATTTCAGTTTCAACAGTTGTCAATCTGTTTTCGACATTGTCTAAACGCTGTTCAATATTTGTAATATCACCTTCAACAGTCGTTAATCTGTTTTCAACATTGTCTAAACGTTGCTCAATATTTGAAATGTCATTTTTTATATTAGTCAATTCGGTTTGGATAGACTCTAACTCATTTTCGATATTCGTTACTCTAGTATCAAGTGACTCATACTTTGCATACAAATCTTTTAAAGATTCTTCTACACTTTTCGCCCACGCATTAAATTCGTCATTAAATTCATTCAATGCGTCAATAACATCATTCAACTTCGCCCACAAAGCACATACCTTTTGTAGAAGTGACAAACAATCATCAAAAAGCAAAGGAATCGTAAATTGATGATGCCAACAAAAGCCCAAATGCTCTTTGTCAGGCGGATTGATAATAGGTATATTCGCCATAGTTACACCTCACTTTCATAATTCTACTCACATTATAACACAAGTTCCGCTTTCGTCAATCACCTAAAAAGCCCCAAAAAATTATGTTTCAGTTTATCACAAATTTCCGTCTCAAAATCCCAAACCGCTGTCGTGTAGCTCTGTGCATTAGACGCGGCTGTTCCGCTTGACCCCGTGTGAGTTGTGCTATCATCCACATGATTTTTTGATACATTTGTCAGATAGTTGTCATCGAGCAAATCCGTTTGCCCTTGCGGTGTGTCAAGAAACTTGTGCCAATCATCGGAAGTATGAATGTTTGTGCTGTTGTCCGTTTCAAACATATTCTTTGCGGTTTCCGCTTTAGCCCGTGCCTTTAGCTTGAGGTTTAATTCTGGCATAATTCGCGCCATATCACCTCGCATGTGCTCACGGAAAAGAAAGTCTGTTTCATAACCAATTTCCCACTCCAGAAAATGACGAATTATCATATCGTTAATCGGCTTTCTAATAGCCTCATTGATAACCGGATAATCGTCAAGCCCAAAAGCCGCAAAATCATAATTATCAAACAAGCTTTTGTTCGATTTCCTGTCATTTCCAATTTGCGAATTTTGCAAAATATCATAGACATGGAGCGTATAAGCCGCCCCAACATCATACCAATACTTATCATTGTCCAAAAAATTAGTGTCAATCATTGGAATTGTCATTATCCTCACCCTCACTTTCTTGAGCTTCTAAACCGCTGTTCTTAACTTCCTTCACTGTCTCTCTGTTTGTGTCCATGACACTGAATTGGTCAAGTAAACCAACATCACCAATATTTGAGTCATTAAACGTTGCCTTAACATTTAAGCCAAATTTTTTGTTGCATTGATCACAGAAATTTTGTCTCGCCTGTTCATAGGAATTTCTTAAAACCATTAGTGTTGGGGCGTCTTGCATCACTTCAAGGCTTGAAACCTGTGCAACTTTCGACTGTGTTCGTCCGTTAACACCCAACATAAACATAAAGTCCGACATTAGCATAGATTTCAGTTGTTCCACATTTCCCGCAACAAATGGTGCGGGTGTCTGATATACAATTTGGCGTATATCATCATACTGACTTTTAAGCGGTGACATATCTCTTGTATAGACAACAGGTTTATGACCTGCAATTTGCTCATAGAGATTGGCAAACGTTAGCTCCTGTCCATCAGGTGCATTTAAGATGGCGGGTGTGTTCTGCGCTTTTAAATTCACGTTTATGCACCTGTCGCATTCGTAAAGCAACGCGGCATAGTGTCGACATAAACCGTTAATAGAAACAACGTCATAGTCTGTGTACGGTGACAAGCTAGCCGTCAATGTAGCAACTTCGCTCAAGTCTTTACTAACCGTATTCACGAACGTCTTACATTGATACTTTGTTGCACCGCCATACCACGTCTTAGTACTTGATGTTGTGCAATCTCCGACGACATAAAATCCATCTTCTTTCCAGAGTCCCCCCAACTTACCAAGTACAAAATTTTCATTGAGAATGTTATTGGCATGTCTGTAAACGTCATCGTCATCAAACGGCAACCCCTCAAAAGTCCACGCGTCAACAGCAATCCTACGCAAAAAAGTATAATACAGCCCTATAGTTAAAAGGTTTTCTGTCTGTGTATTCTGATTTTTGGTATTTCTTTTCAAATCTCAACACCTCACTTTCTAAATTCTACACGGAAATTGGTGTATTTATCACTCACCCTCACCCCTCACCCTCACCCCTCAACCCTCAACCTTCTACTTACATTTTACCAGATTGACCGTGATTGTCAATGCTCAATTTTCAGTGGCAAAACATTCGCAAAGTATTTTAAAGACCAATAAGGACAAAACATACTTCTAGCATCAATTCCCCCTATTGGTGGGGGCGGTGTTGTTGGTTGCACAACTTCAGTTGTACCGCTACCTGTTGCACTTCCAGCATTTCCACCAGCCGGATTGACAGGGGCTTTCGAGTCCGAGTCTGAAATTGTACCTTCGCCAATTTGGATAACTCCCGTTTGGGCTTGCATGTCGGCAAATACTCTGTTGTACTGTGTAGTTGTCCAACGATTGCCGTCATTTGCACCCGTTTTAGCGTTTTGACGTGCCATGACCAATTTTATCCAATCACTTTCTGTCTCTTTTCCTGTTGTGCCCGTGAAGATATCTTTTACAGCGTCCCAGTATCCACTATCACGAATTGCAATACTTGCGGCAGTTCCCACGGCATACGCTCCAACGTTTGAAACGTCATAGCCTAAATGTTTTTGTATCTCACTTCTAATCAAACTATAATAGTTATTAAACATCGCCCAGTTTTGCATTTTTGAAAATTCTGCTAAGTGGTTGGTTGTGTAGTCCATGAATAATTGTTTCAGTCCGCTATTGCTAACAAGTTGCTCATTACCTACACCCAAATCAATGTATGGTTGAAAACCACTAAAAAGAGTAGGATAGTGCTGTATACAAAATTGCATAAAAGGCACTAGTCCATAACGATAATCAAACTGATATCGCCCGTATGCTCTACCCTTATCTCCGTTTATATACCAACCACTAGTGTCAGAATATTCTTTACCAGACTCAAAAACTTGCCAATTTATCCACATTCGAGCGCCTACTTGTTCATCTTCTTTCTTTTCTTCTGGAACAGGTTGTGTCGATTCTGAATTTTGTACAACTACTGCTGTATGCCCAGGCATGTGTAAAATATCGCCAACTTGCAAGTTGTCACCTGTTGTTAAGTATTTACTGTCATACAATATGTCAAATAGCTCTGTATTCTTAAGCTGTTCTAATTCATTGTATGTGTTCATACTTGTACTAACGAAAATATTAAGGCAATTTAATACACATGCAACTAAAGCAGAGCAGTCAGTAGCGCACGGTACTTTAACATCTTTGGGCTTCCACCCAACTTTTCTACACTCATTTGTAAAAGTTTCCCGTCTATGTTGATTGTAACCAACATTTTGATTATCGCATGATTCTATCATAAGCGTAGCAATCGCGCGGGCAACGTCTGGACGGTTGCGAATGCGTGCAATCCAGTCCCAACGCCTACCGTCTCCAGTTTGTGGAAACCACCCTGTTACACGGACTTCAAGTCCGTTTTGATCTCCGTCTCTGCCGCCCCATAAATTGCCGTTTTCATCTTTAGACGCTTCTCCAATATATGTTGCCATTTAACCGCCCTCACTTTCTGGAAAATGATTTTCAAGAATTTTGTCTGTGTGTTTATAGTTTCCGATACCGTGCCAAAACCACACACCACTGTCAAGGCGATTTGCCATGTATGCAATTGCGTTTTGCGGTGCGTTTTCCGCGGTGATGATTGCACCGCTTGTGTGTACGTAGTTGACAATTGGTAAAGAATCAATTACAATGTCGGCAAGACTGCCATTGTAGTTGTAGCCGTACATGCAAAAATAGTTGTTAAACTTTTTTATATCTTGCAATGACGGATAATACCACGCGACAGATATCATAGGGAAAAGCGCATTATACATTGCAATTGTGCCTGTTGGGTTGCCAATAGTAAGGTCTGATTCCTCGAATTTTGCACCCAAATTTTCTGCAAAAGTTTCCGCGGCTTGAAGCTCACCTTTAATGTCAAGTGAAAAAAGATTTCCGATTGACGCAACACCAAAATTTCCAAAGTCGCGCATAACACCGCTGTTGTTTAACTGTGTAGTCGAAAGTTGCACACTATCCCACGTACTACTTGCAAGCGAATAGTCGCCATTAGTTCCGTTTCCGTATTGCTCTGGTGTTATAACGATACCGCCCAACTGCGATTGATTAGCCGCCCACTTGAATTTAAATTTTTTGGCAAGTAGTGCAGACTCATCAAAATAACGAAAATCATATTCTTTAGCACTTCCACCGCAATTGACTGTTAACTTGTTAAATTGTGGGGAAGTGTAAAGCTTATTCCACAAAGGTTTTTCAACAAAGGATTGCACCAACTCAACCTCTCCTGTTCTGTTGTCAACCTTATCAAGATTTTCGCCGCTTATGTCAGTGGCAAAAAACTTTGGCACGTGATAAGCTCCGATAATATCCTCTTGTCTACCACATTTTGCATACCGTTTAACCACCTCAAGCGCTTGTGTTCTGGAAAGCTTACTCGTGTTGCTTTGGACTATGCCGCCACATTCGCAAGGATTTACACTAACCAACGAAAAGAAATTGCTGATTTGGCCATAGTCGCCCATGGCGAAATTTGCAATTGCCGCGTAGAAATCACTAGAACGGTTTTCGTAAGTGTCCGTGTTATTAGCGGTCATAAGGTAAACAGAATCGTCATCATCTTTTGAAAAACCGTATTCAGTTCTTGCAATTTCCCACCTATCAACTTGCGTTGGCTCTGGAAAGAAGTTCGCGAAAAGTCCGTCACTTGCTGGGTGCTGTCTCATGACCGGGGACGGATGGAAGGTGAATTTGTCGATGTAGGTAGCCCAGTAGTCAACAGATGTATTTACATATGTCAATTTATTGTTTACGTACTGATAATCAATGATATATGCAAATTCAAGTCTTGATTCATTTTGATATGCCATGTAGTTATAGCGTTTAATTTCATCTGCTCGCACAGGACAACGAAACGTCTGCCCCTGTCTTTCCCACGTTACATTATCGTAGCGTTTATATGGAAGAACGCCGAGAAGTTCTTTTAACAACCCCTCGGCGTTTCTTTCTGTTGGGATTAACAAATGCTTACCGCTGTCGTCGAATGGCGAGTCAAAAAGGTATACAGTTGTCATAAAATCCCCCCTTTATTTATGCCTGTTTACAAATCGCAACAGCATTTCCCCACGGTCTAATGCCGTATGTCTGCCAAACGTTCAAGTACTGATTCTGATACATTCCCGCGGCATTGTAGAAGTCACCACTTGTACTTAAGTTGTCGCGGTATTCAAATGTATTAACATCGGCAAGCACGGCAAGAATATTTTGGTCATCCTTGATGGTTTTCCAATACTTCGTGGCAGGATCAATTGCAGATGTAAAATCGAGATAATCAAAGTTAGGGAATGGTGTGACACGCCCTACTAACTCCGCTTTGCTCATGTTGAAAGCACCCGCAAGTGTCTCAACATTGCAATTTACTAAAACGTCACTTCTTATAAACAGATATAAACTGTCAGATGGTGTCCATGTGATAGCGGGTGTCGCGTCTGCAATTCCCTGTGTTGTTGCATATGCCTGGTAATTGTTGAAGTCACTTGAAGCATGTGTGATATCAAGCGCAATCTTCTGGATTGTCTTGATAAAGCCGACAGAAGAAGCGGCGGGGTCTGCATCATCCCATGCAATTTCCTTCTTAACTACTACGTTGTTTTTAACGGAAGTCTGAATCAACTTCTTGATAAGGTTTTCTTCCTCAATCTCGTTACCACTGAAAAGACTTGTCACCATGCCTGTCACCATACTGTCAAGCTGCTCCCATGACGTGAAAGCACCTTCCATAAGTTCACGCGGGATTGTTACTGGAAACTGACGTCTTCTGTTCTGCCTGAAATAGCAAGTTTTTACATCTGGTTTTGTAACCTGTAAAAGCGTTGCTCCGAGAGAAATATCATAATCACGCCCCATGGCAGGATTGACGTAATTCATTTCCATATCGGTTCCAAGTGGAAAACCTTCCTTTTTCAGCATTTCATACTGATTGGTATACATCTTAGATTCCACGGACTGAATGACAATCTTATTTACAACATAGTGTAAAAATTCATTCATGAATGGAGCATATTTGATTATTGGTGTCATTGCATGACTAATGGAAGTCGCCACGGTAACTTCACCTGTCGCGCGCATATACTCGTTTGAGGAATTTTTTCTTGCATCGTTAAAAAGATTGACTCCGCGCTGTGCGCTTGTCAGCGGTTTTGTTGTTTTTGCCATAATTTTCTACCTCACTTTCTATAACATTAACTATAATAGCTTAAAATATCATCGGTTGTGACTTCCTCTTTTTCTTCTTCCTCATCTTCTTTAAGTTTTGTGGACGGAGAAATGGTAGTTGTGACACGGTTGAACAGCTCTAAGTTTTGTTTACTAAGTCTGTCGTTTTCCGTTTTCAGTGTTGCGTTTTCTGTTGCAATTGCCTTTTCCGCTTCATTTGAAGCTTTTGCCATGTCTAGCACATCTACAACGATTCTTCGCATTTCATCGACGGTCATACCGTCGGGAATTGATAATGTTGTCACCATCTTGTCTATGTCTATCATGCTTTCGCCCCCTCATAGTTAATATTTACAAAATGAAAACTGTGTTCCCACTCATACTCTGCAATTCTTCCTAACTCGATTGTGTGTCCCTCTTTTGGCATGTGTAAAAAGAAACCATATCCAATGTCAATTCCAACATGTCTACCTTTGCCGCCAAAAGATGAGTACAAACCATTTCCTTCAGTACCCAAAAGAGGTGTTGTTTTTTCTGCTCCGTCATGATAGTGTCCAGTGCTGTAATTTTGCACGCCTACGACAGCGGACACGAAACCGCTACAATCAAGTCCGATTTTACCACGTGAGAAAGCTTTATAAGCACTTAACTCCTGTGTTGTATACTTTGAAAAATAGGCGGGTTCGAGACTGATAAGTGTGTTCATCACTTCATCGGTTAGGACTTGCCCTTTTGCACCGTAAAAATATGCGTATTCATCACGGTGATAAAACATAAATAACGCTTTTTTGATAACTTCATAATATGTCATTCTTTTACACCACCTTCCAACTCTGTTTTAATCTCTGATATCATTTCCCTAAGGGAGTTGATTGCATTTGTAAGCTCTTTTGTTTCCTCTTTGTGAACGTCTGTCTGGTACTTGATATAGTAACAAAGAATCAACGTCATGCAAATAGGAAAGCCGACACTTGTAATCATTTGCGTAACTGCGCTAATATCCATCTTGCACCTCACTTTCTAAAAGGTGGGCGTGTCTCCACGCCCGTGCTGACAGTTCGCACAACTACCCCGTTCTTCGCGGTCTGTCTGGTAGTCCCTAACTATAGTTTAACATATATTTAATTTCTGTCAATAAGTACACGTTTGATTAAGTCATTAAATTTTTCGCTTGCCGCTTTTGAGCTTGAGCAGATTTGTGAGGTGCGTTTATAATATAGCATCCATTCTATCAATTTTCGAGTTGTCGGTAAATATAGCTCATTTGTAAGTATATTGTTTTTTGATTTATATTTGCCGTCTACAATTACCATAGGACAACGTTGCTTTTCTGGAAAAATTACTGTTATTCCAAAGTCTGCTATATATACACGGTTGGTTTTTACTGTCAACTCCGCGTACCACTTCCATGATAAATGATTAAAAATTTCTGGATAGACTTCCTCTTGCCAAGCTCCGTTTATAGTCATGTCGTTTGTTTGGGACTCGTAAACGGCAAGATGCTTTGACACGTGCGCTTTTTTTGGCGGTTCGGTGTACAGCACACAAATTTTCAGTGTATCACCATCGTCAATTTTGCGATTGAAAATATAAACTTTTCCCTGTTCAAGTTTACGTGCATCAATGTTGTAATAATCAAATAATGGGCTTTTGGGGTTGATACTGTTTGCACATGCTACAATTTTAACGTCTTTTCGTCTGCGGACTATGGTTGAAAGTTGCTGACTGTACCCCTTTAAAAACTCATTTCTTGAAAGTGGTATGATTGTTGTTGTGTCAACATCTTCGATAAATTCATCTAAAAATATAGTTTTAACTGAATCGTAGCCGTTACCCTTATATTTCATCCATGATGCTATTGATGAACTATATCCACAAGGACTATACACCCATTTATTATTTCGTCCTAACTCCTGTTTGCGATATACTCCACTATAATAATTAAGGTTTGCTTCTTCTTTCCATAGCGTTTTTTCAACATACGGCTTTATGTTGGCGACTGCACCCCACGCTCTACCGCGAATAAGATAATCTTCACGTGTACGCATGTAAACGAATTGCGCACCTGTTGCGTTATAGTCGTCAAATAATCCTTTAAAAACTGAATATGTTTTACCCGCCGAACGTTCACCAAACACAATATAAACATCAGCGTTTAAAGTATATAGTGATGGAATATTTATGTAGGTTTCGTCACCTACTGTTATATACAAGTTTTCTATTTCCATATAATATTATTCTCCTATCTTCTCTAAGATTATTGGTGATAAGTGTTTCGTTTTTACCGTAAACTTTTCTAAACGTTTACTTATATCTACATCTGTGTTTTCTTTCTTCCCTTCTTTTGTTATTATTGTCGGTTTAATGCTATAAACGTCTATTCCAATCAAAGCGCCATATTCTGGTGATATTGATAGTGTGTAAGTGGTATCTTCAATCCACGTTCCACCATTATCATAAGTTGGAATTGCGTTTGTTGTTGGGTGCGATATTGTACGCCCAGACACGTCTTTGTCAAAAGTTGTAAAAATTTCAAAATCTTCAATTGATGAAAGATAATTTACAGCTTTCTTTGAGAGTCCCGACACAGTCATATACAATTTGTTATCAGTATCTTGATATATATATTTCTTCGCGCCAAAAGTCTTAAATTTCAACCATGCACCAGTGTCTTCGGTTTCCCAGTCAAAAACTCCTAAATCTGGTAGTTTGTAATCTAAACCATATCGTTTTATAGCTAAGTCGATTTTATATTTTGCATATTCGTTATATCCGTTTATTACGTCTAAACATTCCTCTCGATTGATAACTTTTGCGCTGTCTGTATCACAGTAGAGCACATTTCTATCAATCTTCGACACTATATCATGCATTAAATGGTAGCGTGTCCACGCGGGTATAAAAACACCAATTTGATAAGGTAAAAAACTTCTAAACGATTTATAAAATTTTTCAAGTTGCGCGGAAATTTCCTCTTTGTTTGTGATCGCACAGTGGTCTAAAGTCCACTCCGTGCCGTCAAGTGTAACAACATCATGAATAGGGTCTTGAACAAACATACCATAAAAAGAATTTACGCGGTTTTTTGCTTTTGCGTAGTTTAATTCTTCGCCTTTTACATGTTTTAAACTTTGTTTGTTGTTGTAATACTTTAACATGGTACAAACAATTCCAGATGGTAAATAGTCAGCTCTACAATAGTAACATTCATCTACTCGAATTGCATCAATCTTGTACATTCGCAAAATGATAGCAAGATCGAGGCTAGTACATGTTGTTTTAATCATATCTGCCTTAAAAATTCTACCATTGTCCAAAACACTATCACTTGATACTTCGCAATGTGATGATGATAAGTATGTCATTGTACCTCTTGCGCGAACGTTCTTTGCTGTAATTGTACAGATGAAAAGATAATTGTCTGTGTTGAGTAAGCGTTTTAAGTCGTAAATATTCGCGTTTGGTAAACGCTTGAGAGGTGCAACAGGAAACTTTTCTGTCGCTATGGCGAACGGATACGCGCTACCAAAATCGTAGCTATCCACATTTTCCATTATTTGCCCCGCGTACATATAATTAGCGTGAGTGTAGCCGCCCATAAAAGCTTTCCGACATATTACATACCTATCATAGTCAAGTGAGGTGTTGCGAAACATCTTCATCCACTTTGCATCTTTTTTCATAATGGCACGAAGTTCGTCACGCAAGAAACCAGTATTTGTATATGGAAATTCATAAAACGGTTTATTTTCCTGTTCTTCCAGTTGGTGAATTTTCGCTACCATAATTTCAACGTCTCGATATGTGTAACGTTCCTTATCTTGCGGCAACTTCTCCCCTGGTTTTACGATATCTTTGTAGTTCATTTCAAGCTTTTCAAGTCCTACGTCTTTACCGCAAGCCGCAAGACCTTTATTAGTAAGCTTGTAACTACATCTAAATTCCAAAACATCGTCTATAATAAGATATAACGGTTCGTGAGTGTCCATATAAAAACCGCCTGTCATTGTGTGACCCTCAAGGTTTCTAATTATAGCTTCCATTTCATATGATAAGTTGTGTACATATATGATTAAGCGGTTTTCGCCTTGAGTCGCAAAAGTTTGATATTGGCTATGAAAATAGTCGTATAAATTTGACCACGATGAACACGTGTTATAGTTATAGTCACTATCCATTACTGACCAATGCCATGTGTAGATTATGTCGCAATCTTCTGCTATGTGTTCGTGTGTCGTTTCAATGTCAAAACAAAGAAACTTTTTACAATATGAAATTTTTTCTTTTCGTTTTGCCATTGTCTACACCTCTCTTAAATGTCGTCAAAATCTTGATCAAGAGATAACCACTCTCCGGAACTACCTTCACGTTGTACATCTAAAAACCATGCATCAAGGTCAACATCTTCTGGATTCATTGCCACTAAACCATCGAAACCACTACCTAGTGTATTTCCAGCCCAGTTAGCATAAGCAAGTAGCTGTTCACTATCATACTGCTCACCCTCATGAGCTGATTGCCAGGCACCCATATATGTTGTCATTTTCTTCCAATCTTCAAAAGTTAGGTTTTTGAGTTTTGGGTGATTCTCTATCATTTTCTGGTATGCTTTATTTTGTAGCTGTCTATATCCCGTGTAAGTGGATTGTTTAGCATTTAATATCTCGATAGCGGTTGATACTTTTTTCTGAATCGCTTGCAAGGATAAACCTTGATACTTAATGTCAAACCCTTTATATCTATCATAGATAGGATTTATTTCCCCAGTATAACGTTTACCGCGTTCACTGAAATATTCTCTAAGGGTTGCAAGTCTGGTTTGTGCTCTTTTACCTAGAGTTCTAAGCAACAGAAGTGATTCATCTTTTGTGTAGTGTTTCTTGAGCAAGACATACTTTCCATTAGACACGTCATATAAAATCCCTTTTGCGCGTTGGACTTCGCCAACACGCTCTTTTTGCTTACTTGCCATAAATTTCTACCTCTCTCTCTGTAAAAGGCTCAATGTAGCCACTTGCGATTGCGTTTTGTATCATTTCATCTGCCGACATGTGATACAGTGGTGCGTATAATTCAAGCGATTCTTTAACTTCTCTGTAATACTTCAGTCGCAAAACAGGTGTTTTGATATCGTCTAATGCTCTCAATACAATAGCGTGTTGAAGTTCTAATAATTGGCTTTCTAAATACATATTCAATACCTCACTTTCATTTTTGTTCTTTCAGTTTAACATATAAATATGAACAAATATGAGATATTTTGTGAACAAATTGTTAACATTATGTAATTATAAAAGGGACTGTTTCCAGTCCCCTTATTGATGTAAAATGAACAAACTTGATTAGCTTCCGTTCTATTATTTGGAGTCAACCGCACTGTTGACCGTTTGCCGCGTTTAAAAGCTTCTTACCATAATTTTAAAGAATGTCTGTCCAGAGTTCCTTGAAATACCTGTTGTACATTCAATGATAAAATCATGCCCATCTGCAATAGCATCCGTTAACAAATCGGAAATCTTGTCAATTTCACGTGCAACACCTGTTGCGTAAATGCCAAAACCTTCTTCAGTTTCCATACAGAGATAGTAAGTGATTTTCCCTGTTACATCATCAGTACCAACTACAATTCCTAAAAGCTTACCAGATGGTTTTGCGTCCTTCGCAAGTGCTGTTGTACCATTGATTTTTACAAGCTTTACGCATTTTTCGTCTCCAGATACCAGTTTAAAATTCTTCATAATTTTGAATCTCCTTTTTGTGTTATTTGTTTGAAGTGTAATGTTATGTAGTATTATCAAATTATATTATATTGCGTGTTGTGTTATAGTCTACGGCGGTATACCAGATAAATAGAAGTTATAGTCTAGCTCGTAACGTGTAAAAGTTGCGATAGTGCGTTTTGTCGCCATTGTTAAAAGTGAAAGTATAATAGACAACTTTCTCTGTTTCCACTCTCTGTAACTCTCCTCTAATTTGGTTTGTGAAATACCCCTCACAGAGTAGAGAAGAATCGAGGTCGTAAAAATTGATTGTTCCATCTGATAAAGTCTCCTTTATGGTGGTGCGCTTATCAACAAAGTTGATACGTGCTCCTGTTGGTACGTTTACACGTCTGATTTGTTTTCCCATGGTCAATCCTCGTTTTCTTCGCGTTGCGTTTGTTCAAAAATTGTATATCGAATGGCTTCTTCGATTTCATCGACGGTTAATATATCATTAAGGTTTTCACCCTTATTATCAATAATTGTCAAGCCTCTATTAAGGTCATTGCGAACTTTTTTCCAATCCTTTTGAATTGTTTTAAAATTACCTTCGCTAATGTTTCCTACCACAAACTTGTTAAAATTATAGAGTCCGATACATACCGCGTTCGCGGCAATCTTCTCCATCATCTTTTTTAACCTGTCGTTTTTACACTCTCTTATAGTACGCCCACATTTTAAACATTCCCCGGCTTCTTTAATCAATCTTACCATTTCTTGTTTCTGTTCATCTTTCATTATTTCAATCCTCACTTTCTTTGCTCTGTGTTCTTATCTTTGTTACATGTATATAGTACCATGGTTTGATTTTTTGTCTACTGATTTTTTTTAATTACATGTACGAATTTTATTGATCTTTTATAGTTCATAGTTTGTTAATAATTGTGACATGATTTCTTCATACTTCCATACGTTACCACTTTAACGCGGTGAAGTTTAACACTTTAACGTGCTAAAGTATCAGACCTGTTGTTCTAAAATTTTCGGCAAACGGGACGGTGATCCCAG